AGAGGGATGTTGTTCTTGACGGCTGTTTCGATCTTTACCATGGGGTTGATCAACCGACGTAGGTCCTTGACCTCGGTGAGCGTCATAAGGCCGCTCGAGCGCATGATGTTCACAAGCGAAGGCTGATTTTGCGCAATTGGATTGAACAACGCGTCCTCATAGGCCTGGACGTTGAACTTGCCAGAGTTGCCGCCGGCTTTTGTGTACGCATAGTCGTACAAAGCCGACTTCATGCCGTCTACCGAATCACCGCCACCCGCTTTGGCTAACTTGGCAATGTTGGTGATGTTTTTGACGGGGAACTTACTTGTCAGTGCGTCGTTGATGGCGCGACTGGGGTTCTCCACCGACAACACTTGGGCAAACGCTGTCTGATTCTTCACAGCCTTGTTGATGGCGCTGTTCTGGTTGGCCACCTGCGTGAGCAAATTGCTTGCATGCGCTGCGTCGCGCAGGTCGTCCATGATGCCCAGCTTCTCGAGCATTGGGGCGTTCTGCTGCGCAAACTTTGTCAGCTTGGCGGTGTTGAGCTTTTGGACGTAGGTGCCTTTGGCCTGATCGTAAACAGTAGTGACCGCTTCGTTTGCAAGCAAGCGCAGCACACGATTTTGTGCGTCCTGGATCGACACAACTTGCGTGTCTGACAGGTCAGCCATGGGCTTGAGGTCCCGGGCCTGCTGACTGTTCTTGCCAAACTTTGCTACCGCTTCGTCGTACTGCGTGCGACCAAATTTCACAGCATCTTCAATTTGCTCCATGCGCTGCGCGGTCACGTCAGCATTGGTGCCAAAGGCTCGGGTCACGAGCAGCTCAGGAGCCACGCGTTCTGCGCCAGCACGGGTGGTGTCACCGGTAATGGAAGCGGTCTTGGCAAACGTGCGAGTAAAGACGTCGTTCAGGCTTTTGGAATACTGACGAGCCTGAGCAAAAATAGGGTTGTCCAAGCTGTTCAAATCTTTGAGCATGCCCTCGGCCAGCGAGCCGTAAAAGTCGGCATTGCCTACTTCACCACGGCCAGCAGCTTCACGCGCCATCTTCAGAAGCGTGGAGCGGTAGTTCACCAGCTCGTCAACACCAATCTCACTGGGGTTGGGCCTGAAGCCGTAGGGAACCTGTTTGGTGTCCAAGAACTCTTGTGTCGCCTTACCTGCCTTGAATTGCTGCACGGCATCTTTGTTCACGCGCAGCGACTCCATAATCTTACGCACAGGAGCAGGGATAGCGTCGTCGTACAGCGCCTCGCCCACGCCAGCGGCGCGGTTCAAGAACACATCGACGGTGGCCTGGGGTTTGATGACAGGAGCCTTGAGCGTCGGATTGTTGATCGTGATCATGGGCCACTTGCCCGTGCGGTCTGCAATGCGCTGTGCCTCAGGGCCTTCCATAGGCACCTTGCTTTGTCTGACCCCAGCAACCGGCTTGGTCATGTCATTGACAGCGGCGGTCCACAGTTCACTTTCGTAATCGCGGGCCTGGCGCAGTGCCAACTCAGTTTCAGTCTTGACAATGTCGCCGATTGCGGCGCGCGCTGCAGGGGTATCTTTGCTGATTGTCGCAATCTTTTTTGCGGCGTTGGCATCTGCTGCAGCCAGGCGCGTATTGAGCATGTTGTCAAAATTCTGCTGACGCAATTGCGCAGCAATTTTGAGTGCATCAGGATTTCCAACACTCTGCAGTTTGTCGATGAGCGCCTGATAGGCACGCATTGCATTGATGGCTTGCTGCTTGGTCTCACCGCCAAACTGGGCATGGTGCTCACCCAGGGCTGTCTCCATGTCCATCAAGGCTTGGCTGCCTGTCTTTTGACCAGAAGTTGGAGTAGGCACGCTGCCAGGAATCTGCATGCGCAGGGCCTTGGCCAGTGCAACAGGGTCTTCTCCTGCCTTTTCAATGGCATCCAACAAGATGTTTGCTGACTTCAGCTCAAGCGAGTTTGCGCGGCCAGCATAGGCTGACTGCATTGACTTCAAGCCGCCCTTGGCCATGTCCACGCCACTGACAAGCAACTTTGTTGGGGTCAGCACGCCGGCTGACAACTCAGCGCCTAAGCGCACACCTGTTTGTCCTGGGAAGTAGGACTCGGCTGTGCCGCCTGCAACACCCATTGTTCCTGCGGTGACAGCTTCAGTGCCCATAAAGGCCAACGGATTACGTCGCGCAGTTTCTCCAAAAGCAGAGATGAACCTGGATACCCGATTGCCCGTCATCACAGGCAAGCCAAATGCTGCGGGGGCCGTGGCTATTGAAGAGCCAAACGTCTTGCCGCCTTCGCGGTACGGCACCAGGTCTTCGCGTTCAACAGCAGGAAACCAGCGTTCAAGTTCGTTGCCAAACATCATGCCGGCACCTGCTCCGAGGGCCGTGGTTGCCACAGGAATAGCCCCGGCGTATGGGCCAATGAAAGGAACGGCTGCTGCAGCCATAGGCATGCCCAGGCGCAGGCCCGTTAGTGCACCAGCTACAACAGGCGTGTCACGCGCTGCACCTTGAGCGGCTCCAATGCCAACTTCCGTGGCCCGTTGGCGGAGAGTTGGGCGCGAAGCCTCAAGGCCCTCTGGCAGTCCGCCAGCTGCAGAAGTGTCCCCAAAAGGTTCCGAGAACATGCGCGTACTTGGCGCGCCTCCAATGGGCTCAAGCCCAGGAGGTAGTCCTGTGTCGTTCTTTTCTTTTGGGTCTGCCATGTTTTTGCCTTATTGCGAACGGGGCCTGACTTTGGCGGGCGTTGTGCCTTGCCACAGAACCTCGGTACCAGGAGGATATTTTTTCAAGTCTGCCTCCGAATATACAGCGGGCGGCAGGCCCAGTTCAGTGTAAAACTTCTTGTACTCCATGGCCTTGCGACGTGCTTTGCCCTTATCTTCAGGGGACAGGCCAGAGTTGTCAGAGCCCTGGGATTCAAACTCCTTGATGCCGGACTGCAGCGCATTACCCAGTGCGATCAAACGAGTGCCGTAGGCATCAGGGTCGTTCCAAGTGGAGGGCTTGATGTTCAACACGCCTTCCAGACGCCTCTGTTCTGTCACGCTGCCCTGAGTGCTCTTGAGCATGGCTTCAATCAAGCGCTCTGCATCCAACTCGGCGTTCTGACGCGCCAAGGTAATCTGTGCTGCCGGGTCACCCAAGCCAGGAATGCTTGAAACAAAACCGATGGCAGCTGCTGCAGGACCCGCAATTTTAAAGCGGTCACTCCAAAGTGAGGACTTACCAACTTGTGCTGTTGCAACTGGAGCGGGGGCCGCGCCTGGTGCTCCTTGGTCCGTGGTTCCTGCAGCTGGCGCAGTCGTACCGCCGGCAGGGGCAGCACCGCCACCGACCACAGTGGGGGTGCCGCTTGGCACCAGTGCAGGTGTTGGAGCAGTGCTCTTACCGAGCTTGCTACGAGCAGCTTCAGCCTGTGCCACAAAGTCAGGGATCGTGACAGGCATTTGCTTGGTGTACGGCTGCCTTGTTACAGGATCAAAGTGCGTTTCAAATTTAGGCGTTTTGAACACTGTAATGGCAGAAGAAACGAGCTTGTCTTCTTCTGGTGTGGTTGCACCTGCAGCGTAGCGTTCCATCATGCCAGGCATGTTGACCACGTTCCACTGCCAGTCGCCCTTGCCAAAGATGCTGCCGCCCAAGCCTTTGAGCTTCTCTGCTTCGACCTTGGCGCTTGCTTTCAAGATGTCGCTGAAAATGCTTGACTTGCGTTTGAGCAACTCGGTATTCTGGGCCACAACCTGATCCTGATCCTTCTCGGACGCTTGCAGTGCAAGGGTCTTAAGTTTCAGGTCAATGTTGTTCATGGCCTCAACATGTTTGCCGATGGCTCCTGGAAGTGTCTTGGCAGCGCCGGCTAAACGGCCGAAGAAGCCGCCGCGCAGTGGGCGACCTGCTTCATCAGTGTTGGAGGCAAAGTTAAACGCACGTTGGCCCAGCTCAAACAACATCTGAGCCTCTGCATTGCCACGGCCCTTGTCAGTACCAAGCAAGGCTTGGTACTCAGGCAAACGCTTCTGCATCAACGTGCCAAGGGTTGGCACAGTCTCAGGTTGCTTGGTTAACAAAGCGTTCATCTGCGCTTTGGCAGCTGCAACGAGTTCAGGCGGGTACACCAACAATTCCTTGTCGGAAGTGCCGGACTCATCAACAGGGGTCACACCCGCCGGGCTAGACCCTGTTTGAAAATTTTGGACGTACCCACCGCGTGCCATGGCAATAGGAGGCATGTCGCTTGGGGGCATGCCAGGAGGCGCGCCAGCACTAGGAGGAGCACCACCGCCCATGCTTGCCATCAACGCAGCAATGCCGCCCTGATCAGGAGGAGGGGGAGCGCCAGCACCAGGAGGCAGCGGGGGCATACCGGGAGGCGGCATGCCAGGAGCACCGCCCATCATAGGAGGCTGTGGCCCTTGGGCCATGGGCTGTGATTGGGGCAGCGCGCCAATACCGCCACCGCCCTGCTGTGCAAGGATCGGTTGCAGCATCGCAAGCACTTGCTCAGGCGTCTCAGTTGCGGCTTGGTAACCCACGAGGTCGGCCAGTTCATCACGACGCGCGTCAATAGAGCGCATGTCGCCCCGCAGGTTGTTCATCAAGATTTCAGGAGAGTCAGGACGACGCTCCATCATCATTTCAGGATTGTCTTCACCTTCGTCGTCGCCTTCATCGTCCATGGAATCCATGAATCCTTGCATGATTCCCATGTTTTCGACGTCGTCGTCTTCCTGCATCATCTTTTTGTTCATATTGACCTCTTAGAAAAGACCAGCTTTTTTTGCGCCAGCGGCAGTTGAGATTGCTCCCAAGCCGATGCCGACCGCTTGTTGGAACGGGCTTGCCGACGGCTGGCTCGCCACGGTTGTGGACATCTGTGAGGACGGTGCGCCCTTGTAAATGTCGGACAGGAAACCGGCCTGTTGATACGGTGCGTAGACCTTTTGCAATTCGTTGGCGCGCTGCGCATCCAGCGTCTGCTGGTTGAACGCTTGCTGCGACTGGCCGACGTTGTACAAGAAGTTGATGTCGCCCTGCTGCAAAGCCTGAGCCGTCTGGCCCAGTGCACCTTGTTGCACGCCAAGCTGACCCAGCTGACCGGCCAACTGGCCAAGGCCCTGAGCTGTCTGTTGGCCAATGCCAAACTGTTGACCCGCAAGTTGGCCGATGCCTTGACCGAGCCCTTGATACTGCTGCGCCTGCTGGCCGTAGATGCCCGCTGCCGTTTGAGCGGCTTGATTGCGCGCCTGGCCCTGTTGCATCATCAAATTGGCGATGTTCTGGTTGATTGCCGCCTCTTGGCCTGCCAACGCACCGCCTTGAGACGCCAAGTTGCCGTACTGCTGGGCGGCTTGTTGGTAAATGTTCGCGGCACCCTGGCCAAGCTGTGCTTGCTGCACGCCAAGCTGGCCAAGACCTTGGCCAGCGGCCACTTGGTTTTGAGACAAATTGCCGTAGAGACCTGCTGCTGCCTGACCCAACTGAGCCTGTTGCGCCGCTTGCGCGCCGATCTGTTGACCGATGTTGGCCAACTGGCCAGCACCTGCTTGTCCGAGTTGCGCACGCTGTGCTTCCAATGATCCCAGTTGGGAGCCTGCTTGCAAGCCCAACTGGCCTTGTTGCGCGGCCAACTGAGCAGCTTGCTGGCCCAACTGACCCTGAGCTTGAGCGGACTGACCATATGCACTGCCAATGCCTTGCATCAACTGTGACTGCTGGGCAGCTTGACTGGTCTGTGCTTGCTGCAACTGGGCCATCTGCATGGCAGTCTGGGCATCAAAGCCTGCTTCCTGGAATTTCTGTTGGGCAGCCTGAAGGCCCAACTGACCTTGCTGGCCTGCTGTTTGAGTCTGCAATTGCGCGGCTTGGGCAAGCTGCTGTGCAGCGTTTTGACCAAGTCCTGCTTGTTGCGCGGCGACAGAGGCCTGTTGCCCACCAAGTTGCCCGATGCCTTGGCCAGCTTGCATTTGACGCTGTTGCTGCTGTTCAAACGAGGCCATAGATTGCGCCTGAGCTTGGCTGTAGCCCTGCGACAAGAGGTTGGCAATCGTGGCGGACTTTTGGTCCGCTAAGTTGCGCTGCATTTCAGCGCGCTGAACCCCTTCTCGCTCACCGCCAAACGCGCCAGACCTTACCGCCTGAGCTGCCAAGCCTTGGCCGGCAATCATGTTTTGGCGGTCCATCTGCTTCATCGTCTCGTCGATGACTTGCTGACGATACGGGTCCATGAACGCCTGGGCAGAGGCTGGGTTGTAGCCTTGGGTTGCTCCGCCAAGCTGGCCAATACCCTGTTGGATCGTGCCCTGTGCTTGGTTAAACCCAGGTTGTGCGGCTGCAAGACGTGCCTGCTGCGCAGCTTCGTATGCAGTGTTTACGCCTTGGCCAAAGCCGCCTTGCTGTGCAGCTTGCGCAGCCATGTTGGAGGCCATATTGGCCTCACGCCCAGCACCTTGAAGATTGCCGTAGGCTGCGCTGAAATCAGAAGGACCAGCCTGCTGCGCTGCGCCCATGGCCTGATCAAGAGCCGCGTTTTGTGCGTAGAAACCAGGCTGACGAGCCGCTTGTGCAGCCATACCAACAGCTTGCTGGCCTTGGCCAACACCATAGCCAATCATCTGGTTGGCTTCGTTGAACTGAGGCTGTGCGCCTTGAAGCTGACCAGCAGCTTGCGCCATCAGCGCCTGAGAGCCACTGAAATCAGCAGCGCCAGAGCCAAGCGCCATTTGCTGTGCTTGAGTCAAGCCACCAATACCTTGCCCAATGGCTGCCGTTGCCGGCTGCAAATTAGCCTGGCTGGACATAGCTGCCATGTTCTGGGCCGTGGCCAGTGAGCCGAGGCCCGTGCCTATGTCTTGACGCGCCGCGCCAAACTGACCGGTGGTATCCGACGCTGCTGCACGCTGCGCGGCCTGGTCAAGATAGCCCAGGCCTTGGTTGATCTGGCCGATACCTGAAGTGATGTTAGCTGTGGCCCCACCTGCTTGGCCCATGGCCCTTTGAGCATCGGTAAATTGCCGGCGCGTGTCAGCGCCACGCAAGATGTCAGCTGCTTCACCGGTGGTGTTGTAAGCGCCGCCTAGTGCCTGGTTGGCAGCCGTCATGTAAGGCGTGAAAGCTCCGACACCCTGCGTTTCAGCTGCTCTGATAGCGGCTTGTTGAGCAGGAGAGAAGCCTGCTACTTGATAGCCAGGAAGCTGTTGAGCAAGCGTCTGACCGCCGCCTTGGTTAAAAGCCAGTTTTTGGGCTTCTTGCAGCAGCTTGAGCTTATACGCTTCAATCTCCGGGGCTTCCCGGACTATCTGTTGGGTGACTGTTTCGTCTGCCATTTATTTCCCCTTAACGGCTCCGCCTTCGAGCTTCTTCATTAGTTTGTACATGCGGGCCGCGCCCTTGCGACGACTGCCGCCTCCGGCGTTGCGCACGGCTTTGGCCGTAAACACAAATTCACCGTCTGACAGCATTGCGGGGATGTCGTCCGAAGTTCCTGTGCCAGGGCCGTTGATCGGGCCCGTTTTGCGTGGGAACTGCGTCATTGTGGCGTCACCGCCCTTGGCCATGCGACGGGGTTGTCCGTCAGGACCGTAAACAAGAGGTATACCGTATAGGCCTGCCACGTTGTAGGGCTGCGCTACGCCGCCAGGACTTCTGGTTATACCCATAGGAACAACAGTGCTGGGCGAGCCAATAGGAATCGAACCATACGAAGGTGTGGGAACGATTGGGCTGTCAGGTGTTGTAGGCCTGGTGTAACTACTGAGACCGCCGCTAAACAACTCAGGGTTATCCCTCATGTAGTCAGTGCCTGTGTAGTTGCGATTAAACGCAGGATTTTGGTTGGCGGGCTCGCCTTTCGTGCCGCCTGTAGCCGCTATGGCGGCAGTGCCTGCCAGCGCCAACGGGCCGTACTTGGTAAAAATACCTGCGTCAGGGCCCACGCCAGGACGACTAGGCGAAAGGTACTCGTTGTACAGACTCTTTGCGCCGCTAACCATCTTGTCCACAAAACCCGTAGGTTGAGCGGCAGAAGGCACGCTAGACAAACTATAGTTGGGCGCACCTGAAGGTGTGGTCACAGGACTTAGGGGAGCGCGTAGACCTGTGCCCAACGCGTCTCCCATTCCGGGGACGTTAGTCATTGCAGGACCTGCACGTAGGCCAGTACCTATTGCGCCCTCCATGCCAGGAACAGGGGCAGAAGCCGGTCCTGCCAAGCTGTAGTCGCCTCGGAAATTGCCTGCAGCGTCAAAGCCAGCAGAAGAACCCATCGCAGGCATCTTCAAGCCAGAACCAGAATATTGCTGGCTGCCGCTGGACAAAAGGTCTGCTGCGGTGCCGGTCGTACCGACATTGCCCGCTGCGCCTACTTGGCCAGGGGCCCTGATCCCGCCACCTTCAACAGGAGCAGCCGTGGTTTGCGTGCCGCCGACTTCAGTGGGCGTCTGTTGCCCTTGAGCAGCAGCGTCGGCAGGATTCATCCCACGCAAAGCTGCAGCAGTCGCACCAGACATCAGGCCCATCTGCAGAGCATCTTGAGTGCTCATGCCACCAATTTTGCCAATACCTGCGCCGATCAGGCCTGTGGCCAAACCGGTGTTCAGTGCGCCACCCGCTGCGCCGGGAAGATATTGTCCAAGAGAGGCCACAGGGCTTGCGCCCATGATCGTGCCGCCGCCACCAACATAGCCCAGAGCACCAGAGATCAAAGCCTCCTTAATAGAGCCGCCGGCTAAGAGGGTCGTGCCTGCGCCAGCCAAACCTGCTGCAGTGCCCATTGTCAGGCCCACGCCGGCTGGCCCGAGGACCGTGGCCAACGCAATGGTGCCCAAGACTCGTCCAACAGGACTCTTGAGCACGTCTTTGGCAACATTGACAACGCTTTTGACAGCCCCTGTTATGGCATTGACGATATCACCGAACACGCCACCAAAAAAAAACTCAGGCAAGCCAGTAGTGGGGTTGATTGTGCCCGCACCACCACGGCGCTTGAGCATCGCAGCTTCTTCAGGGGTAATGTGTGCCAAGATACTGTCACCACCGCGCCCCTTGGAGGCCAAGTACTGGCCAACATCGGCCAAGCCACCAGAGGCCATGCCCATGGGCTGCAGGCCTTCAACCACAGGAGACAGGTCCATGGGCTCTTGAGCGCCTGCGCCCTGCATTTGCTGCATCTCATGCAGCACTGCGAGCACCGTTCCAATCAATTCAGGATCGTACTCTTCAGGCAAATCGCCCTTGTCAAGGGCACCTTTTTCAACAAGTTGCTGGACTAGGTTTTTGTAGTCACCAGGATTTTGACTGACATATTCAAAAACTTGGATAAGGGCACTAAGCTGCGCAGGCGTGAGTTGAAGGTCTCCGATATTTTGACGAATGGCCTCCTTAACAGCGGCTTGTCCCTCAGGATCAACCATTCCAAGCGCAGTTTGCGCGGCGTCATACGAGTCAGCGCTTGTGACGGTCGGTTGCTGCTGTTGAGGTTGTTCGCCCTGCATGGCCATGCCCTGAGGCATGGCCATGATTCCTTCATTTGCCATGATAGTCCTTTCCAGTTTTTGCCAAAGGCCTCACGGGCCGCGCGCCGGGAAAGGACGCGTTAATGGCAATATTATCCATTAGATTCTCAACTTCTGTCCACTAAAAGAGCGCTTACAACAACGTAAACATCGCTCTGCGAAGACGTGACAGACAGGATGTCTCCCGCCTCAAGTACCAGCGGGCCTCCGCTGTTCATGTAGTCCACAAACGCCTTTGAGGCCAATGCTGCCGTGGGCACCAGGTAATGCGTACCAACCCCTTCGGGCGCGTAGGTCACAACCATGTTGCTGGAAGAACCTGCGTTGTTGGCCACCCAGATTGATTTGACAATGGCTGTGGTGGCCGCTGGGACCGTTAAAACCACTTTTGGTGTTGCCGCCGTCAGCGTCTCGTCGTAGCGTTTGTATGCGTTTCCCATTATTTTCCAAAGAACCAGGCTTGCGCTTGGTCCTTGTCCTCCGTGACGATAGGGGTGTAGGTGTTGTTGAGTTGCAAAATAATCTGCTCGAGCGAGCGCACCAGTTGGTTGAACTGCTGCGGGTCATAGCCTGACTGGGTCGCGTTGGGCAGGCGGACGTTGGTGATTTTGCTCATCGCAGGCCGTCCGGCTGGATGTCCACGCGCATGGTTCCAAAACGCCAGAAGCTACCCAGCTCGTCGCTTTCAATGCGCAACTGAATTTGACGCCCACGGGCGCGTGTGCTGACAAACTGCGTGGTCGGCGTGATTACATAAGGGTCCAAGGAACTCGGTACTGCAGTGGCCTGTGGGTAAGGGCGCAAGCGAAGAGCCACAGTAATGTTTCCTTCCTGACGCTTAAAGTCAGGAATGAACCTCTGCATCAGCAGCATCTGGTCACCATCACCAATGTCAAAGTAACCCGAATAGATGTAAGCGTCAATTGCCACCCCGTTGGCGTCCAAACCATCTTCTTGGTTGTACAGGTTGCTGCGGCCTGCTGTGAGGCCGTAAATTGTGGTGATAGTGGCCTCATTGTCCAACGGGTCATACTCCGTGGCCAAGGGCTTTTCAAATGTACCAATGTCGGTCCACGCCGTGCGGGACATGCTGCCTACTGACCAGACGTTCTCCATGTAGTTGTAGGTCACGAAGCGGTTGACGTAGTCACTGCTTAGAGACGGATAAAACCACGTCACCTCGTTAAACTGGGCGTTGATACCCACGTTAACAGACGTGGCCTGTGCAATGTTCAGGTCCTCAAAAACGTAGTCCTGCACCGTGCAAGGAATCTTTTTGACCGTACCGTCAAACACAAAGAACGCGTCCTTGCTCATCCAATACGCCACGCCGTTCACGTCCGCAGACGCATGAGGCGCGATGATGCCGCAGTTGGCACCCAGCTGCTGGAAGCCAAAGGTGTAAGGTGGTCCCAAGTACTGTTGGCCATGAATGGACGTGTCTGTCCAGATCAAAATCTGGCCACGTGAGCGAAGTGCCGAGACAATTTCATTGCCGTCCGTGAGCCGTTGTCCGCCGGCCGTGTTGGTCGCAGTGGCCACAAAATCGTTGATGTTTTCTTGCGAAGAAAAGCGCACGAACATTGGGTCTTGAGTTGTCGGATCACCGATCGTGCTCTCCGTGCCAAAGCACACCAGATGTCTGTCCGGGGTGGAGACCAACGCGAATTTGGACTTAGTGGGCGCGCCTGCAATGGCCGTGGCCCGTGTTCCGATGCCCGAGGTCGGGTTCCACTGGTAGATGCCACCATCAACTTGCTGCAAAATAAGAAGCTGGCCAAAGTTGTCAAACTGCCAAACCCTAGCAAGCAACGACAAACCTGAAGACGCTGGTCGTGGCGTGCCCCACGTGCTCAAGCCCCAAGTGCCAGTGCCCCAGCCAAAGTCTACGAAGCTGATGTCGCTGCCGACGTTGATCTGGTAGGTCGCTGTGGCCGATCCGGCCGCTGCTGCCGTTGAGGTCGCTTGGGTCGGGGAGAGGATGGTGTACGTGCCACTGCTCAATACCTCCTGAATTTCAAACTCGTTTGTAAGGCTGGCATTGGTGATACCTCCGGGGTTTCCTGTGACGCTGCTAAAGGTGACAAAGTCACCTTTCACCGCACCGTGGGCTGCGTCGTTGACAACCACCGTGGTGCTCCCACTGGTGGTGGTAAAGGTACATGCCCCAGAGGCCCGAATGGGAGTGATGTCGGCCCACGCACCGCCGTAGAACACATAGACCTTGCGGTTTGTTCCGAGGGCCGCGTAGGGCGCTCCATCAAGCGCGTTCCAGGTAAAGACGTCGCTGGCAGAGCCCACAAAGTTAACCAAGGTGTTGCCAAACTCTGTCCAGCCGCCCATCTTCTCGGGCAGGCCATAACGAAAGCGCACGTAGTCACTGTCCACCCAGCCGCCTTCAGCGCCGTATTCGGTGTTTTGTTTGTCAACACCAGGTTTGAGGAACAGTCTTAAGAGTGGCATTATCTAAATCCCGCTGTTTTCTTTGCAATCCTTTTTGGCTGCGCTACGAATTGTTTTCCGGCTTTTTTGCCAGCGCGTTTTGCACGCGTTGTCGCAGCGTACTCACTAGGGCTGAGACTTTTAATCGCAGCTTCTGGAAGGTATCGCTCACCTGTTTTACTAGACGGTTTTCCACTTTTAGTTCTCCATTTTTGGTCGCCCCAGTCTTTCAGGGATTTTTGAGGGGCTTTCAATCTCTGTACCCTCCGCCTGCGGCCTTGTACTTCTTGGCAACCAACTGTGCTTTTCTCGCGGACCACTGGCCTGCGCCTGTGCCCTGTGTGGCAGCGGCCTTGACCTGGCTCACGATGCGCTTGCGCAGCTCGGGCTTGGTGTAGTTGTCGGCAGCATTGACAGTGCCGCCCTCTTTGAGGGCAGCAACTTTAGGCTTGGCAGGGCTTTTGGTCGGCTTTTTCATGTAACCCGTCTCCACTCAGGCTTGCCATCGCCTCGGCTGAAGTGGGGTGTGTCGACCAATTTGAGGCCATTTCCGCCCCAAGAATTGAGCGGATGCAGGGATTCCCAATAAGCACCAAGTGGGGCCAGAACCTTCTTGTCGTAGACCAGTTTGCCGTCTACAAAAAAGTTGAAGTCCACGGCCAAACGCTTTAGATGCAGCGAGTTCATCGTCTGGCTGCGACCCGTCTTGACGTACAGCTCTTGCTGTTCAGGAGTGCGATAAAGCTCGCCAGCGGTCACCAAGAAGCCTTGGGACGACGCGTATTCCACGAGCTTGCCCATGTCACGCAGAAAGGCTGCTTGTTCTTGGCTCAGGCTCATTCTTTTTTACTCCTCATTTCAGCGAGTTTTTCGATGGTGCGGCCACCAAAATATGCGCCCATGATCAGCATGCCCCATTGGCCCAACAAGGACACGTAGGACTCGTTGGCGTTGTAGCCAAAGGCCGACATCATGGAGAACAAGAAGTAGCCCACAAAGATGGCAATCAAGCTCATGGGGCGGATGTTTTTGGACAGCCAAGAGTCAGACGACATGTCCGATTTCCAGCGGTCAGAGACGTTGTTGTTTTCGTTTTGCGCGGCAGCGGCAAAGGCTTGAATCTCTTCAATACCAAGCTTTTTCTCTTCGATTCGCAAGCGCAAAAGCTCTTCTTCGTGGTCCATTTCGTACTGCTTGAGCTTCATTGCATCCGCATCAGAAAGAGGTCCGTCGAGCTTGACGCCTGTCTTTTGTTCAACCCAGTCTTTGCCCTTGGCCATTACAGCGTTTCCAATAAGAGATAGCCCTTGTGAGAGCAAAGGTGCAAGGAGCGCTGGGATCATTTTTTATTCTCCATCTTGACTTCAAGTACCGCAATGGACTGCCTGTTGTAATGTATTTGGTCACGGTTAAGTTGAATTTCTTTTTCCAAATCTTGGCGTAGTTTTTCACGGGCAAGTTCGGCCCCGCTATTAGGTGCTTGCCTGTTGTCAGATGTAACCACCAAACTAATCTTGCTGTTCAGAATGGTCACTTCATGCGCTAAGTTGGATAGCGCAGACATTAAATAAACTACACAGCTAAAAAGCAAAGGCAAA